AAATTTCAAAATTAATTATGGCACATTTTGCAAAAATATCAGAAGAAAATATAGTTTTAACAGTCAACGCTGTTGATAATGGTCACGTGGCTTCAGAAGAAAAAGGACAAGCTTATTTAGAAAGAGTTCATGGTTGGCCAGAACATCTTTGGATTCAAACTTCTTATAATACCATAGAGAATACACATAAACTTGGTGGCACACCTTTTAGAGGAAACTACGCAGGTATAGGTTTTACATGGGACGCTGAAAATCAAATATTTTGGCATCCGCAACCATACGCATCTTGGACAAAAGATATAGCTAGTGCTACATGGGTAGCTCCTATAACAAAACCTGCTTTAACAGAAGAACAACAAACACAAAACGATGTTGATGCTACTCATCTTTGGGTATATGAATGGGATGAAGCTGCATATCAAGCTGACAATACAACTGGTTGGACATTGACAAATAAAGACGCATAATATATAAGGCCTATAAACATATATAGGTATGCAAAAGAAAGTACTAAGTGAACAAGCAATATATTTAGGTGATGTTAAAATGCCTCTGGGTTATGAAATAGATCCTTTTGAAATGTCAAAAGCTATTTTTGAAAGCACCTATACAGGAAAAGAAATTCCTTTTTATAAAACTTGGGATAGATTAAATAAATATATTATAGAACACTTACGTGTAAAATATGGATTAAGGTTAGTTAATAAAAAAACTTGGGGAACCATGTATCTCCCTGATGAAAAAAGTAATCCTTTAAGAGAAACAGATCTCAATGATTTAAAAAATTCTCCTGACTTTGTTTGTCTATATGGAATTAATGCAGCAGATGTAACGGTTAGAATCTATTATGATGACAACAGAAGACAAGCAAAAAGTTGGGATATACCTTTAACTCATGGTCAGTTTATAATGTTTCCAGCAAATAATTTTTATCACATAGAAAATAATCAAAAGAAATTATTAAATTTTATACAAACCATAACATATGAATACCTCTAATAAAAAGTATATATTAGTAAACTTACCCTACATAAAAAAAGATCTAGCACATTTTAAAAAATATGCAGACTTAGCACAAAAACGTTTTGAACATAAGTTTGGGGTTGAGTATTGTCGTGCAACTACGGATTTATATAACCAATATAATTCTATATCTTTGTTAGTTGGCTCTGCAAAATACTATAAGATGTTTCAAGATATTTTTAAAATTATTAGAAAATACGCTAAGACTAAAAAACCATTGTGGTTACAATCGTGGTTAAATATTCACGATGAAAATCAATTATTAACATGGCATAACCATGGGGATTCTTTATTTCATGGCTACGTTTCAATTGATCCTAAAAATACTGAAACAATTTTTAAAGACTATACTATAAAAAATAAAATAGGTAATGTTTATATAGGACCATCAGCAAATTATCACAAAGTAGTATGTAAGAAAAAATTTAAGGACAAAAGAATTACAATAGCTTTTGATGTTATTGATGAAAAATGTATTAAACAAACATACAATAAATATGGAGAGGTAAATATAAACTCAGGTTTTATTCCTTTATACTAATGAATATATCGAAAAATTTTTTAACTAAAGACGAGCTATATGTCGTTAACGAAGAAATTTTACAAAACGATTTTCCATGGTATCCAATGGATAATACTTTAAAAGGCAAAGCATTTCCTATGATGACACATATTTTAATGGATAGATGTGATAATAACGAAACTCCAATACCTAATTCTAAATACTATTATTTTTTTGAAAAAATAATTAAAAGACTTTGTGAAAAAAACAAAATTAAATTTACTAAGTGTGCGAGAGCTTCCCTTAATTTAAGTATGGCTAATAATAAATATCCTTTTATTTCACCACATGTAGACCACAGATTTAAACACACACTAGTTATGATTTACTTAGAAGATTGTTCGGGAGATACTATAGTATTTGATGAGAAATATATTAAAGGAGATAACATTATAGATATTGAATCACCTAAAATTAAAAAATTAAACACACTTAAAAAAATAAAACCTGAACAAGGTAAGGTAATGATTTGTGATGGTTCTTATTTTCACACCTATGGATTTTGTAAACACAATGAAATAAGAAGAGTGGGGGTTTTTACTTTTAGATGAATATATATAAAAATTTTATAAATAAAAAAAGCTCTAACCAAATTAATAAAACTCTTTTGAGTGATGATTTTCCTTGGTATTACAAACCACACCAAGTTTTAACAAGTAAGAAAAACTCTTCTTTTATGTCACATACCTTTGTTGCAGATGGTAGAATAAACTCTGATTATATGTATTTAGTAGAACCTATTTTAGATAAATTAAAACCTAAAAAAATATTAAATATTAGAGCCAACTTATGTTTAAAAAGACCTTCTTCTTGTGATTGGCATGTAGATAGGTTTACTGATGACCTAACACATAAAACAGCTATTTATTATGTAAATAATAATAATGGCTATACAGAATTTAAAAATAAAAAAGTAAAATGTATTCAAAATCAAATAGTTATATTTGATGCGTATTTAAAACACAGAGCAAAAATTCAAACAGACAAAGACACAAGGAAGGTAATAAATTTTAATTATGAATCTATCTAATTATTATTGGGCTTTTAAATCAGCCATACCTCCAAGACTTTGCGACCACATAGTTCAACATGGTTTATCAAAAACAGAATCTATGGCAAGAACAGGAGCCTTTAGAGATAACAAAAAATTATCTCAAGACGAAATTACAGATTTAAAACGTAAAAGAAATTCTAATATAACCTGGTTAGATGATCCATGGATATACAAAGAGCTACATCCTTTTATTGATATGGCTAATAAAAATGCAGGATGGAATTTTAAATGGGATTTTTCAGAACAATGTCAGTTTACAAAATATAAACTTAATCAATACTATGATTGGCACTGTGATAGTTGGAGTAGGCCATATGAAAAAGGAAACACTAAAGGTAAAATAAGAAAGCTTTCAATGACCTGTCAACTTACTGATGGATCAGAATACGATGGTGGAGAATTAGAGTTTGATTTTAGAAACTATGATCCACATATGAGAGATGAAACTAAACATTTAATAAAGGCAAAAGAAATATTACCTAAAGGCTCTATCGTAGTATTTCCTTCATTTGTGTGGCATAGAGTTAAACCAGTAACTAAAGGAGTAAGATATTCATTGGTAATGTGGAACCTTGGATATCCATTTAAATAAGATGGACGTACATGAATTTTTTAAAACACCGATATGGGTTGAAGATAAACCAGAGTTTGTTAAATCTTTAAACAAAGCTTCTGATAAATATATTAAAGAAGCTAAAAAAAGAAATAAAGATTACATAAAAAAACATGGTGACTTTGGTCAATCATATCATTCTTCACCTCTTACATTAGATAATGATTTTTTAGATTTAAGAAATTATGCAGGTCAAAAATCTTTTGATTTTTTAGATTGGCAAGGTTTTGATATGTCACGATACCAAACTATGTTTCATGAAATGTGGGTACAAGAGTTTGCTAAAAAAGGTGGTGGTCATCATTCTGCACACATACATTGGAACCAACACGTATCCGGATTTTATTTTTTAAAAGCTAGTGATAGAACATCGATGCCAGTATTTCACGAACCAAGAACTGGAGCACGTACTACAAAACTATTTACAAAATCCAAAGACTTATGTCATGGTAGTGAACTTGTACATTTTAAAGTACAACCAGGAACACTCATAATATTTCCAGGATACTTAGAACATGAGTTTACTGTAGACCATGGTAAAGATCCATTTAGATTTATACATTGGAACATACAAGCAGTTCCAAAAATGATGGCAAAAAATGCGTAAACATTCTTTTATATATACCCTTGTTGAAGATTACATTGAAATAGATGCTGCAACAAAAAAAGTAATTAAAGGAATTAAACTTAAAGATGACGAAAAAATTCCAGGAATGAATCGTACTTCTTTCTATGATATACATAAAAATTTAGATGGGT